GGAAGAGGATAACGATTTTGGTTTGAATAAACACGAGTTTATTAAAAAAATTGTTCACAATCGTTCTCGAGTTAGGAGTTGGATAAATGGTACTTTGGCTGGTAGCAGATATTATCCACATACTGATGGTTATGTCTTTACTATATTGTATTACATAAACACAATATGGGATACAGATAACGGTGGTGAGACATTGTTTTATAATATGTACGGTGAAAAAGAGTTAGCCATCGATTTTGTTCCAGGACAAATAGTGGCGTTTGATGGAAGATTGAAACATAAACCTGGTTTAGTTCAATGGAATCCAGATGTTCGATACGTTTACACATGTCAGTACAAAAATCATGAATAAGGCTCTGCGATTTTTACAGGAATGGGGGTTAGTTTTAATTCCGTTGATTTGTTTCGGAGCATTTTGGTTGTTAATTACTTTTACAAATATACTTTACTAAAGGAAATCAAAATGAAGAAATTAATTCTAGCATTCGCTCTCGTTTCTGCTCCAGTATTGGCGCAAGATCGCGTAGCACAATATGACTTTGACAGGGACGGCAAAGTATCATTTGATGACATTAATCGCTACTGCACAGTTACAAAGTCACTTTTTGAAACTGCTGATAAGAATGGTGATGGTTTTTTGAACAATGCAGAAATGCGTACAGCAAAGAGATATCTCTTTGACCGCTGCGACAGAGTTGTGTAAATATAAATTTACACTGGAGAAATAATCATGAGCGAAAGTCTAGCACATACAATTCCTCCTGAAATTGCACGAATTGGAAATGCAACGTGTGACTGTGGTCGCAGCCCAACAGGGAAGTGTGTTGGCTGGCATGACATGGATGAAGAACGTCTTGCAAAAGCACGTGAAGCATACGAAATTGGAATGAAGATGATGGCTGACAGAATCGCTGCAAGACAACAGAGGGAAACAGCAAATGTGGGTTGATATCATCAAGGAAGCAATTCCAGAATATGCTAAAGATATTCGTTTGAATCTTGATGCTGTGATTAATCGCAGTACGCTTGATCCAAAAGTTGCAACTGGATGCGCACTCGCTGCAGCATTTGCAACTGGAAATAGTCGGCTTGCTACTGCATTTGATGCAGAATTGGAAGATCGCAAGGAAGCCGATGCAGCATTGAGTGCTGCATCGATCATGGCACAAAACAATGTCTGGTATCCATATGTTGAGATGGCAGAAGATCCTGCACTCAAAGGATTGCCTGCACAACTTCGTATGAATGCGATTATGAGCCATGGTGGCACTTCAAAAGTTAATTTTGAAGCATATTCTCTTGCTGCGTCAATTGTTGGTAAGTGTCATTTCTGTGTAAAGGCACACTACGATACCCTCAAAAAAGAAGGAATGACAGTTGAACAACTTCGCGACTGTTGCAAAAATTCTGAATGGCTAAATATTATCATGACAGAAGAAGAATACAATGATAGATTAGGAGAATTGAAAGAAATTCTAACTGACGCGATTGTCCGCAATTTGGAAGAAAATGCTCCGTACAGTGAAGTAGAAGCAGCACAGACTGCATACAATGAGCATGTTGCAAATAGAGATATTCTCATAACCGAATAATGGTTGTAAACTGACGACTAAAGGTGTTCTGGACTCGGGTTCGACCCCCGACATCTCCACCAAATGCCCATCACCTCTGCAGTAATGTACGTGGTGGCTATCTTATGGGGATGAATTTGGCTTCGACAGGGCAAGTAATAACCCGACAGCAACCAGTGAGGCGACTGACTTAATCAGCGCAAAGAAAGTAAACGCAAATGACGATTACTACGAAATGGCTCTAGCTGCTTAATTGCAGTCATAGATTACCTGAGTTTTCGGTGGGTTTTCTTGGAAACAGAATAAACGCACCATTTGTCATAACACACACAACACACAAAGGAGATGAAAATGACTATGACACCTTATGAAATTAGACTAGAGTTGGTAAAACTCGCAAAAGATATGCTGAGCGAAGAGTTTAATACTCGACACTCAACCATTAAAAGCGAATGGGAAGTATTGTGCTCCGCAGCAATGGGAAACAAAACACAACTTCCATCTCAACCAAATTATCCGAAGTATTTTACTGAGGATGATGTTTTGGATAAAGCCACACGGTTGAATGATTTTATTTCAAACGGCAAGTAATGGCTAAGAGTTGACCGCTTGGTAACAGAACGAGTCTGGGGTGGTGGTGCGAACCACCAACCTTTTCTTTCCACTGCAATAATGGAGACCTAAACATGAATGCAGTAGATACACTTTGTAATGTAGAAAAATATTTTGATCGCAATCACAATTTGTTCTGTATGTGGGGTGGGCTGTTTGCTCTTTTATTCTTCACACTATATTTACCATTTAGTATGGTCAATAAGATGCAAGATAAATTAGATGCACAGCAAACAGCGAATGTGCTCTTGACATCAGAACTCGAAACTCTAAATCACAAAGTCGAGTTTCTAAATCTCTCTTACGAAAAGAAACAATTGGTCTTGAAAGAAGTTGAGTGCCTTGCACGCAACATTTACTTTGAGGCAGGTGGTGAGCCACGCAATGGTAAAATTGCTGTTGCTGAAGTCACCATGAATCGCGTCAAGAGCAGACAGTATCCACGGACTGTGTGCGGTGTTGTTCATCAGCGCATCAAAGGCACCTGCCAATTCTCTTGGGTCTGTGAAGGTAAGAAAACTGTTTATCGCAATAGTTCTGCATGGCTTGATTCTATCAAGATTGCAGAGAATATATTGATTTCTAAACAGCACTACGGTATAATTGGATCTGCAAAGTATTTCCATGCAGACTATGTTGATCCAGCATGGGCAAATCAAAAGAAGTTAATTCGTAAAATTGGCAATCATATATTTTATCAATGAGGTTTTATGCGTATCGTTGAAGATGTGAAATTAGATTATAAAGACGTTCTCATAACACCAAAGCGATCTGCTTTATCCTCAAGGAGCCAAGTAAAACTCGAAAGATTGTTCACCTTTCGAAGTTATAACTCTTGGTTTGGTGTTCCGATCATCGCAGCGAATATGGATGGTGTTGGAACACTAGAGATGGATGCAGAGTTTAACAAGCACCATTGCATGGTTGCACTGACAAAACATTATAGTGATACAAAACTCATTGAGCATTTTGCTAAAAAATTAGACAGCACCATTTATTCAATGGGAATTAGCGACGAAGATTTACAAAAGTTCGACAATGTGTACAGCGTTGTTGGCAATCGTCTGATGCGAGTTTGTATTGATGTTGCGAATGGTTACACACAATCGTTTGTCGACTTCATCAAGAAATTTCGTGATCGTTATCCTAGTGTAGTTCTAATGGCAGGTAATGTTGTCACACCAGAGATGACTGAGGAATTGATTCTCGCAGGTGTTGACATTGTGAAGGTTGGTATTGGTCCTGGTTCTGTTTGTACAACCAGGAAGATGACTGGTATCGGCTACCCGCAGTTGAGTGCAGTTATTGAGTGCGCAGATGCTGCACATGGTCTCAAGGGTCACATCATAGCGGATGGAGGGTGTTCCGTTCCTGGAGATGTTGTGAAAGCATTTGCTGCGGGTGCCGACTTTGTGATGCTTGGTGGAATGCTTGCAGGACATAAAGAAGGTGGAGCATCTCCGTTTGGTGAGAATAAGTTCTATGGCATGAGTTCTGATACTGCCATGGATTTGCATAATGGTGGTGTGGCAAACTATCGAGCCTCTGAAGGTAAGACGGTTGAGATTCCATATCGTGGTGAAGTCAGTAGAACAATGCAAGATATTTTAGGTGGTCTGCGTTCAGCGTGTACCTATGTTGGAGCAAGTGAATTGAAGGAGTTGAGTAAGCGTGCAACATTTGTTCGTGTTACTCAGCAGTTGAACAATTCCTTGAGCACATATGAGATCTAATATGGCAAGTCGCGAAGAAAAAAATAATTTCTCTATGATGATCATGCAAATGGCAATTGTTGAAAAGATCGATCACATGGATGCAATTACATCATACTGCGAACGCAACAATCTTGAAATTGAAGTCGCAGCAAGTTTGATCAATGATGCTCTAAAAGGTTTAATTGAGAGCGAGGCAATGGAATTAAGATATCTTCCACGCGGAGGTAGGTTGCCCATATGAGTTGGCAGTTATTAATTTGGAATATATTTTCTTGGTCGTTCACTGGCGTTATGATTTATGTAACGCAATCAAGCATGTGGTGGTTAGTTCTTCCTGCTATCTTTACAATGACTAAGAGTGCATCTGATTTGGTTAAGGCAGTTGTTGAAGAAAATGCCAAACAGGAAAAAGAAACTGAACTAGACGAAGAAACATTAGAACAAATGCAGCAATATATGGATAAGATTCGTCGAGGAGTGACACGTTGAACGGATATGATCTCTACGGATTGTATCAAGCCATCAAGTTACACTTTACTTCAGAAAAATATAACTTCTTTCAATACGATGGCAAGACGCGAGTTTCAATAGATGCATTTCAAAAACGTCGTGACAAATTTTTATTCCACCGTCTTGCGCGGAAGTATCGCGACGATGAGATGGTTCCATTTCTGGTTGCTAATTTTGTACACAGTGATGATAATTGGACCAAAAGTCTACTTGAAGAAGAGGCTGAGTCCACATACAGAGAATGGAAACGAAAGACAGATTCGATGAGCAAGATCTACGTTGAGGATCTTGAAAAGATTGCAAACAAAGATAATTTCAACGAACTATTTAAAGTCGAAGATGGACAATTTCCAAAATTGTTAGTTGCATTCCTCCAAAAAGATGTAACGATTGAGACAATGGTCATTCTCAATAACATCTTCGACTTTATTCGAATTTGGGACAAGAAGATTTCTGATGACATCATCTATCCCAAGATTTCAAGAAAGGTGCGCAAGTATGGTGCTTTTCTTGCAGTGAATGTTGACAAGTATAAGCAACTGACAAAGGAAACTTTACTTGCCGACTGAAATGATATATAATGATATGGTGATGACAAAAGTGGACAAGTCGATATACATTAATACAACGCTATACGGAGAATACAAATGAGTCTATCTAGTCTAAAGAAGGGTTCTTCCCTTGATAAGTTGAAGAAAGCAGTTGAGGCTTCTTCAGCAGGTAATGGTGGTGGCAAGAACGTCGATGATCGTTTCTGGCAACCAGAAGTTGACGCTGCTGGCAATGGATACGCAGTTATCCGTTTTCTTGATACGCCAGCCGTTGATGGTGAGGATGGTCTTCCGTGGGTACAAATCTGGTCACACGGTTTCCAAGGTCCAGGTGGTTGGTACATTGAGAATTCTCTCACAACTCTTGGCAAGACCGATCCTGTTTCTGAATACAACACAGTTCTTTGGAATTCTGGCATTGAAGCCAACAAGGAAATTGCTCGTAAGCAGAAGCGCAAGTTGACCTACATTGCAAACGTTCTTGTGATCTCTGACGCAAAGCGTCCGCAGAATGAAGGCAAGGTTTTCCTTTACAAGTTCGGAAAGAAAATTTTCGACAAGATCAAGGAACAACTTGAGCCGCAGTTTGCTGATGAAACTCCAATGAATCCGTTTGATTTCTGGAAGGGTGCAAACTTCAAGGTCAAGATTCGCAACGTTGAAGGCTATCGCAACTATGACAAGTCGGAGTTTGAATCTCCTGCTCCATTGTTGAATGGCGACGATGCGAAGATTGAACAGGTCTGGAAGTCTGCCCATTCACTCAAGGATTTCTTGAAGCCTGATAACTTCAAGTCCTATGATGAACTCAAGGCGAAGTTGGATAAGGTTCTTGGTGCTGGTGGTGTGTCTGGCGCAACCGCAAAGCGAGTTGATGATGAGGAAGCAGCCGCTCCTGTCATTCGCTCTGCTCCTGCCAAGCGAGTCACTGCTGAGGATGTCACTGTCGAAGATGATGACATGGCATTCTTCGAGAAACTTGCTGCTGAGTAATTTCGATTAGAAAACCATCGATGTTTTCGGGGGAGCTGATGCTCCCCTTTTTTTATCCACCATAAACTCTTCGAAGTTCTTCGATCGTAGATTCTCTATTTCTAACATTAATTGATCGATCTTGATTTGAGTTTTCTAGAGCATTTATTCTAGAATCGATTCCAGTCAGAGCAGCAGTCACTTGTGCACTTAATTGAGAAAGCCCCATTGCTGCAGCCTCTGCCGTAATTGCAGTTGATTCACCATCTATTGCATCTGTATCTGCAACAAGTGGAGAATCTGGTGGTGATTGCGCAGATCGATCACCTGCTGGAAGTGCTGGAGGAGATTGAGCAAGTCTGACTGCTGATGCCACATCAGTTGGTGATGCTCCAATTGCAGAATATATGCTTTCTAATGCTACAAGAGATTTGTTTCCTGCTAGACCCTGGTAATAACTTTTGCCAGTATCAGGGTCTGGGATTGATGCAAATTCCATTGAAAGATTTTTTACAAATTGGTGCGCTGTTATTTTATTGTTTCCGAAATCTTTGTAGCCACGCATTCTAACTAAACGATTATAGATCAATGCGTCTTGAGTTGCAGGATCGAATTTTGTTTTTGCCAAATCAAGACCCATATTCTGCGCTTCTTCTTTGAGAGTGCTTTGCAAAAATTGATACTTTCCAACTGCACTACTTGCTGCACCGTCTTTGATCATTTGTGCTTGTAGTGCCAAGACTTCTGCTAGAGTCTTATTGGTTAAATCCATTGATTTTGGATATCCATGCTGCACTGCTGTATAATTCACAGCATTATAATTTCCTTGCGATTCAAGGTTTCCAATGTAATCAAGCAGTTTTCTTCCAGAATTTTTTGTCACTGGAGTAGCAGCAACTTGAGTTCTTGCATAGTCACTTGCTGTTATTTCGCGCCGTCCAACTCTTCGACGACTGCCTGTGACTGGTGGCGTCCCTGGAGTTTCTTTAGATGATTCAAGTCGAAGTGCTATGTCGCGATGTATCATATCAAATACTTTTGAAGCAACTCCATCTAAATCTTCTTCATCAACGTAAATGCTCGCAATTGCACCAAGAACACCACCACCAACAAGTCCAGCTGCTGTTCCAAGACCTGGGAACGCTGCAGTTCCTGCAATCCCGCCAAACGCTGTGGCAACACCACCAATTCCGACAGTTGATATAAGTTCTGCATAACTATTGGTCATGTTTTCTTTAAATTGGCTATCATTCATCTTATTTGTAGAATGATCTGCCACATATCCAGACATTCTATCAATTTCATATAC